CATTATATTTGGGTTGAATGTCTAAGACGCCTAAGTTCCTCAACGCTTTTGTTGATAAAATTTTATTTCTAAAATGGTAGTTTGCTAACCAAGTAAAGTCTTTTGACATTTTCTACAAATCCGTAATTAAATAATAGACATATGGTAACTTTTGTTTTACTATAATGCAACAACTATTATTTAGGAGAGATTATGTCTTTAAAACAAAGAATAGTAAGCCCTAATTCATTGGTCGAAGATCAAGGGGCAAAAATTTTAATATACGGCGCTGCGGGTGCCGGTAAAACGACGCTTTGTGCTACTGCACCTGGTAAAAAATTGATGATCGATATGGAGTCAGGACTTTTGTCTGTACGTGACGACAAAAATATTGACGTCATACAGGTGAAGAAAGCAGAAGATGTTATGGAAATTTGTCAGGCTTTACAGAGTGGCGAGTTACAATACGACACCGTATGTTTGGACTCTATATCTGAAATGTCTGAAATTTTGTTAAATTACGAAAAAGCAAAACATAAAGATCCCAGAATGGCATATGGAAATGTGCAGGAATCTGTAACTAATGTTATGAGAGCTTATCGTGATTTGCACATGCACGTTGTTTTCGTTTCAAAAATGGAAAAACAAAACGTCGATAACGTTATGCAATATGAGCCTAAAATGGTTGGCACAAAATTGGGCCAATCAATAACTTATTTTTTCGACGAAGTTTTAGCTCTTAGAGTTATCGAAGAACAAGACGACGACGGAGGTATAGTAAAAAATAGATGGCTTCAAACTGATGTTGGACAAGGTTTTACTGCAAAAGATAGATCTGGAAAACTAGAGCCTTTTGAAGAGCCTTGTTTAAATAGTATTATAGGTAAACTTGGATTTGACACACAATTTGTTGGAGGTAAAAATGAGTGATTTTGATGGTGTTGAGTGGTTAGACGTTGAGCAAGTCTCTAAGAGAAAAGAGCTTGCCCCTGCAGGCGAACACGAAGTAAAAATTGTAGCTGCAGAAAAATATAAATCTGAAGCAGGTAATTGGACTGTAAAAGTTTCATTTGAGTTTAGTGACGGCGATTATAGAGAGCATAATGAGTGGTATAACTTATGGGCTGCTAATGCTGACGCTAAAAGAATATCAAACGAAATGTTTACACATCTAGCAAAAGCTGTTGGATTTAAACAATTTCCTGGTAGCATAGATTCTCTCGTTAATAAAACTTTGTGCTTGAATATTTATCACAAAGATGAAGAGAATAATAAAACAGGTGAAACAATAACTAGAACTAAAGTTGGTGAGTATTTAACTAGCAAAAAAAATGCTGCCCCTAGTTCTAAATCTAAACCACCTTTTTAACAACTACGACCGTTGTTGTGTGAGGGGCCTATCCGTTGGGCCCCTTTTCTTTTTCTAATATTCTGTTTATAATTAAATCTCCATTCATAATCTCTCTCCTTGAATGGTTTTGGAGTTTCTCCAATTACTTATAGTGTATAAAAAAGGGAGCCGTAAGGCTCCCTAATTACATGTAGACTTTGGGGATCTAAAATGAAAAATACTAATAAAACATCTACATGTCCGTAAGTTCTTTTTTAAGTCTATTAATATACCATACGCACTTCTCCAAGTCTTGTATATTAGACTGTTT